CCGGTGCGTGGGCCATGCTCACTGCCCGGTTGAGCGGTTTCCGGGAGGTCGAGAAAGGGTCTCTTTTTGATCTCGCCCAGCAACTTGTCGATAGACGCGATGTTGTTCTGTGCACGGTTGAAGTCGAACTCAACCAGAGAACCTGCCATCGCCGCACTGTTGCTTTTGGCCAGCTCAACAGCAGTCAGCAGCCACTTTTCGGCCAGCAGTTGGGTAGCCTCGTTAATCGGGATTTCGTTGCCATTTACATCTTCAACGAAGTAGATATAAGGAACACTGAAATCAATCGGCATCTGCGTTGGATGTGTCGCTGGCAGATCGGGTATTGGGCTTGCGTTTAGACTCGCCACCATAGACTGCGCGTGTGCGATGTACGAATCCTGCCGCAGAATGGCGTGCTCGTCCAATCCATTGGTGTGGGCCGCTGAAGGCTCCCGCGCAATGGTCTGTCCAAACTCGTAACACTGCTTTGCCACGCCCCGGAGTTCCGAGTTGCGGTTGGGGTACACTTGATGAAGATCATTAATAGCCATACGGGTAAATCTCCTGCTTTTGGATTAAGTGTGGCATCAGGCCACTATGTGTATGGAGCAGGAAGCAACCACACTCAGGGAGCGGCCTGACACCACACACTGACTGTACACCATTTGACGGGCATAAAAAAGCAGCCCGTTTTACGGGGCCGCTTAGCCATTAGGAGGCCTGTATAACTATACCACAATAGTAGTTTGTTTCTTGGTCGGTAACCCCTTTTTTATCTGCGCAGCGAGTTTCTGAGCCTGCTCCTTAATTCGCTTACGCCTAGCCGCGCAGCCGGAGCAGCTCAACGTCTCAGACTCATCTTCTTGTTCTCCGCTACTTTCTTTCGTCGAGCTATTTCTGCATTATCAGCATCTGTCGAGGCTTGGCGGTCAGCAGCACCTTTTGCGGCGGCGGCGACCATAGCATCACTCTGTTTGATTGGAGCGATCTTCTTTTTCAGTTTTGGCTTAGGTTTTGGCGTCGGCGCACTGCCCATCGCCTGTTTCTCCGCACTAGCCATGCGGGAACGTAGTCCTTCGCCACTCATGGCTATTTGCGTCCGTCTTATCGGATTGTCACTCATTACAGCCCACCATACCCAGTAGTACGCACCTTATGTCGGCGTCCGCCCTTTTCACGCTTGGCCAACTCGCAATATTCCACGAAGTCATTCCGCTCTTGGTCAGACTTTGCCAAGTTGAACGAATCAGCGTCCTGCTTGCGGTATGCGAGGTGGCGGACCCATTTCAGCAGGTGGTAGTGATGCTCGGACCTCACGCCTGCGAAGCGCTGCCTATCGCGGGCAATAGTGATTAAAGGGAGGCGCTCAACGGTAAGTTGTATAACGTAGTCCGCATCCGGGACATTAACCCAGCGGACGTAGCCATCCTCTTCGCCGATGACCATATACTGTGGCCGCCCGGGGACGTCAATCTGGTTAATGTTATAGAGAATACCGTAGTCTTCAGTGGTTAGGTCGTCAATATCTTGGACGTTAATCACCCTAACAGGGCGGTTCGCATCGGTAGTATTGCGGGCTGTTCTAATCCGCATGATGCTTTCGTCAATGGGCGTGGTGGCAACGCCTGTTGCAGCCGTGAGCTGCGTAACTTCGGATGATCCATCCGCTATCCCGCCAGTCAACCGCACAAACATAAAATACGCGTCGTTTATGTAGTTATATACTTCGCCGCTGGACCACAGATAGGGTTCTACATCATCGACAGCGTCGCAGCGGAAAGTAGTGAGTAGCTCATGCGACAACATTAGCCGTTCGCTTCTCTAGCGACCGCTACGTCAAGTTCATTCTGGTCTTTTTCTTCCTGCGCCGAGGCTCGGAATTCAAGCCAGTACGCATCACGTTCTTTGGAGGTAACTTCGAAGTCTGTCAGCGCTGGTAAGCGCTTGGCATTAGGGACACCACTCGCAGTGAAGTCCTCTCGTATTTCTCGACCGGACATAACACGGAAGGCGGTGAATACTTTCGCCTTTCGCTCTGTGGCAGTCAGGGGGATTACTACTGTCTCTTCCTCACCAAGTACGTCGACATCGCCATCTACGGCTATCGCGCCGATCGCAACAGCGTCGTTCACGCAAACGGGGGGGACATGAACTGGCGCACCTTTCACAAACTTAATTGCGTGGCCTTTGGTGGTACGTAGAAGATAATTTCGGTGCAGGGTGAACAAAGGCATAGCAAACTCCTAATATTTAAAAAAAGGGGGCCGAAGCCCCCTTCGCAAAATCGCTGTTAAGCGATCTGGACCTCGCAGCTACGATCAGCAACAGTATACTCGACACGCACGGTGGCATTGCCAGTCGTACATACATCGGCAACGGTGAACACAAGTTCTATGTTCTCACCAGCGGCGTTCAAGTAGCCAGTCGGTACCAGAGCTGTGGTACCGACGGCTTTTACGTCGGTAGTACCCAAGTAGCGAGCAGCGGATGAGGCATCACCAATGGTGATGTTCACAGTTGCAGAATCGAACGCTTCATTGCGATCGACAGACCCGCCAGTTACCGTACTACCCGGAGGCAGAGGGATAATCATAACGGTCGTTGCGACAGCAACATTGGTTAATCCAAAATCAACGGTGGCACCGGAGGTGTTAACTACGGTGTCATCGTGATTAAAAGTGAACTCAGCTACCAGAGGAAACTGAGCAGTTCTTGAAGCAATTAAAAGTGACATAGTCAGTTCCCCTTATTGTGCAACGTAGACGGAGATCACACCGTGATCTTCGACCGTGCCGCCAGAATACTGGGTATAGAACTGAGGCTTCAGGAATCCAAGAATCTTGCCGGTGCTAACACCCTGCTGATTCTCGTAATCGAAACCTTTTTCGACCCATTCAGGTGAGCCAATATCAGCCATACCCATCGCTTGTGCGCCGCAGAACAGTAGCTGACAACCATCAACATCCGAACCAGCGCCCCACTTATCAACGCCGCTTACAGCGAGTCGAGTGTTGGGCACGTGGCGGAATTCATGGAAGTAGATACCGTCAATCTTCACTGAGGTGCCAGTGAACAGACCATTTTCGCCATTACGCGGCTGCGCGTGGCGAAGGTTCTGCATGTAGTTGTCGTCCAGCTTCAGACGAGACATCGCTTGTGGAGACAGGAAGCAGTGGTAAGTTTCCTCACCGCCTTTTTCCTTCACACCCCGGACATAATTATCCTTGGCGTAGGCCTTCAACTGTACGAACAAGTCCCAAGTCGGGTAGTCAGTTGCTATCACATCGGTAGTAGCACCACCGATGATAAGATTACCAGCAGACTGGCCAGCAGTGGTGACGTCCCAGCGTGCGACACGCTTGGCTGAGGGTGCTACGACATCCGCGTTGAACTCCAGATACGTCAGGTCTGACCCAACGCGTTGTCCACCGGAGTTGGCATTACTGTAGTCCATGCCTGCGAGGGTCAGGAAGGCGACTTGGTCAATACGATCTGCCAGCCAGTAAGCCAACACGTCGCGAGAGTTATTACGAAACTCGACGATAGACTTCTGATCGGCCATACGACCTTCGTGCCGGTTGGCGTGACGCAGCTGATCAAGACGAATGACTTGGTCATAGGTCTTCATCGCTTCTTCATTGCCTTCCAGCGTGCGGTCACCCGCGATACCGTCCCCTTCGAGGTCGGCCAGCAAGGTAATCACTGCTCGGGCACCTTTCTCCGACTTCTTCAGCTCAGTAATGTGCTGGACAAGCGAGTTCGAGTCTTTCCCGAGGAATTGGTTAACGAAAGAGAAGTTACGGGCCTGCTTCCACAGATCCATACTCCATATAGTTTTCTGCTCGTCGGTGAGCAATCCAAAATTTGTTAAGGCCATAACGGCATTTGCTCCTGAAAAATGAATACAAGTTGTGTTGTAACGTACGTCGTTACACCGAGCATTCAACCTTAACGTGGAAGGACCGGGAAATTATCTCGCTAATTTCCGATACGATATTTCGACTATAGACCAAGTAATACTAAAAAGGAATATCTTCTGTATCAGTCGCCGGACGTAAATACGAGTCTGGTGGCCAGCGCCCTATATCTTTGTCAGGTACATATTCTGGTAGCCAGTGTTGGTGCGCCCTAATCGAACCATCCGGCGACTGCCATGCAAAATTACCGAACTTATCAACAATGGCGCTATTACCTGTTGTAGGGTCTGTGTACTTCCCGCCGCCTCTAACAAGAGCTTCAATTTTGTCGCTATCTACCTCCATCCCCAGCCGCTCTAAAAGCTCTGGAGTAAACTCTTCGCGCCTCATAGTGCGTAAAACATCAGGAGGCGGTAAATTATAATAATCAGGGTTAGCGTCGAGGAGGTCCACAAGGGCGTCTTCATACTCCAGACTGGCGCGCTCAGCGGCCTCCGCTTGCAAGTCGGCTTGGTAGCTCCAAAGCGCCTCATCCATATCGTGGTACTCCCAATCGGGCTCGTGTTCTGCCGCGTACGGAAACTCCTCTTGTCGCTTCTTCATAGCCGCATATCGGTCATCTATAGCTTTTTTGTGGAGCGGAGCCTCCTGCAGTTCAGTATTGTATTTCCGCTCAAGCTTACGACGGTGCGCGAGCATACCGCGCATTGTTTTATAAAACTCAGAGACAGAACCGACGGAATTCTTGGCGACGCGGGTAGCGACGGTCGTAGGATTCGGCGCGGCCTTAGCGACTGTTCTCGTCAAACCCTTGAGCAAGTCGGGAGTAGCCGCAGCAGCTATGGTGCCCGCGCCAACAATCCCCGCATTCTTTATGAACTCCCGGCGGCTGGGGTCTTGACCTGTATTAACGGCATTGTCAAACGACTGAGCCGCTTTCCGCCCGCCTGCTCGGCCTAGTGCTCGGACACCCATACCCACGCCTGCGGCATCTGCGCCGAAGAACAGGGTGTCGGCCAATGGACCGGTGCGTTTGGTTTGTATATCTGGGATACCACGTAGGCCGGAATAACCGGGGACATTCTTGTCGACAAAGGGTGAATCGCCGTACGCCCACCGGTCAAGCTCTTCAGGGGCTTGGCCGACAAGGAGTTCGCCTACGCCCTGCCCGCCGACGAGCGGGATGGCAGCAGGTATTTGGGCTTTGTTCATAAAGGAGCGGACGCCACCGGCGGCGTCAGACACCGCGCCCATAACCGGGTTACGGGGTATCGCCGAGATCGTCCCGTAGCGTTCCTCCTCAGGAGAAAGCCCGCTACTGTCCCGCCGGTCTTTTCTGCGTCTCAGACTATCGTATTGGCCCATGCCAGTACTTTACCACTTTACTGGATGAAGTCACCGCGTATCTTGGAAAGCTCTGCTTCGGGCACTTTGATAAACTCCTCCCAACTCATAGTAGAGACAGCATTGGAATCCAGCGCGCCGCCCGTCTTGTCGTGGTCAGCGCCGACTTCGTTCGTCAGTGGTGGCTGCTGCGCACTGGTCTTGATGTTCTTGTCTATCTGCTGTTGCGTGCGTCGCAATCCACTCTCAAGCGCCTCTTCGGAGGGTTTATCGCGCAAGCCTTGGGCGTCTTTCTGGGGTTTCAGCAGGATGTCCGTAGCTTCCCGCAGCGCTTCAGCCGGGTTCTTACCCTCGCTTTGCATGATCCCGGTAACCATCATCTGCACGCGGCGGACGGCAGCTTGGTCAAACATATCAGAGTCCGGATTGATCTCTGGGTACTCTGCCTCCAAGCTCTCGACGGTTGCATCGTACCGTAATTCGACCTTCGCGCTGTTGCGGGCGTTGTCCGCCTGCCTGTCCATGCGGGCGTTCTGCATGTCGTCGCGCAGTTGAAGTACCTGCTCCATAGTCTCGGAGGCTTTGTCGAGATCGCCATCAGCCAACAGGCTGGAGTGCTGTTTCAGCATCTCCTTGACCTTGGCCTGTGAGGCCTCGAAATTCTGCGCTTCGTTTACCTGTTTATCACGCGCCCGATACTTCTGCAGCTCCGCTTCAGCCGTCTCAGCACGGCTACGCTCCTTGCCCACCGCCTGATTAAACCGCGTTTGGGGGATCATATTCCCCTTCGGGGAATCGTCGTCATCGTCGTCGATGTTCTCGGCAGGCGCAGGCGCTAGGTCGAGTTCTCCCTGCACCTCACCTTCTGGCTCTGGCTCTGGCTCTGGCGCGGGAGCTACGGCTGTGGGTACGATGTCGCCACGGGCTATGGCATCTGCTTCGGGGTTAGAATCTTCTGGTGGCATTATTTATCTCCGGCTTTGGCTTTGGTGGGGGTCGCTTTGGCGGCGGCTTTTTTAGCTGCGACTGCGGCTTTATTCTGCTCGTCTTTGTGCTTCATTGCAAGAGTGTGTGTCTCTTGGTCTTGCGTCATATCCTGATTGTGTTCTGCCGCGCTCTGCTGCATCCGCACCTGAAACTCACGCATCGACTGCATGAATTCCTGCTGCTGTTGCTGGAAGGCAGCTTGCGCCTCGCGGCTACGGATTTCAGCCTCCTGCATCTTCTCCTGCAGCGCAGCCTGCCGCTCGTCCGTACCATCATTCATACCCTGCGACTCGATCTGTATCTGCAGCTGCTCCATCTGTGCCTTGGCAGTCTTGAGCTGTGCATCAGCGCTGGCCTTCTCTATCTCAGCCTGCTTCTTGGCCAGCTCCAGTTCAGCGTCCTTCTTCTGCAGTTCCTCACGGTACTGTGCTTCTTCACCCGACGACGCCTCACGCATCTGTTTAATAATGTCACTGCGTCGGTTGAGTCGGCTGTTCTCGATGAGGGTCTCGTCCGGAATCTGCACGCCCATCTCGCGCAAGCTGATGGCCTGCTCAAACTGGCTGTCCTCCAGCGTCTCGCGGGCCGGGGTGTTGGATACAATGACATCGAACTCACCAATCGTGAGGTCGTGCAGGATTGCCCCGGTGTAGGGGTCAGGCGTGTTGACCTCGACCTCCTCGGAGTCACCTGTCAGGCGGTTGGATGTGATGTTCATAATTCTCGGTTCGGTGTAGTACTCCTGCACCATGTCGAGTATGTTCCGCGCCAAGAGGTAATCCGTACGCTGCAGTGAGTCCTGCGGCCCAGCGAGATTACGGGACCCTGCGTTCTGGTTCAGGGCGACGGCCTTGGCCGACACGTCCTCTCTCGCGCTGCCTGTCTGGTAATCACTGACGCCGGAAATGGACTTGATGTGCTCCTCGGCCTTGTAACTGAACCTGTCCAACCCCTGTGGTGTGGGATTCGGCGTGATCTTGTCGAGGCCGTCCATATCGTTGAGTTCTACCACCAGCCCGGTCTCAGCGCCGCGTGTCTCCAACTCCTCTATAGACATGTTGGTCATCGCGCCAGTCTTCACCTTCCAGCCGCTGTTGGCGGTGGTGTTAATGACGTGCAATTCTTGGCTGGTGACCTTGTTCAGGTATTCCTGTGGGTCCAGCAGGTTTTCGACCAGCCCGATTGTCCTGCCGTGGCGGAAATAGGGGAAGTAGGGCACGATAGTGAAGTGCTTGTAGGGACTCCATGCCTCGTGCAACACAAAGTTGTCAGCCGAGACGACCCACTTTATCCGCTTCACCATCTTCTTGGTAAGGCCTAGATTGAACTGCGACTGGGCCATGCCGATACGTTCTTTGTTCCAGTTGTCCGGTACAGGGCGTAAGTCGCCAGTAGCGAGATCCACAAAATGATCTTGGCGTATGAGTTCCTTGTACTGGCGCTCAATAATACGGATGTTGCGCATGACGGCGGTGTCGTCTGTCGCTCCCAAGTAATAACTGTCTGAGCGCGGTCGCCCGAAGCGGTCACGCTCAAGGTCAATAGAGTCATACCCGTAGGGGAACATGCTGGTGCCCCGCCCTTTGAGATTCTCGGCCTTGTCCTTGCCATACATTATTTCGATGTCCTGCCACGTCAACCACTTCGTGGTCAGCACATCGTTCCATGTGTCAGGGTCATAGTCCTCGGCGTCAGGGTCGATCAGGACATTCTTCGGGTTCAGCCGTTCGATGCGCACTTCACCCATCATCGAGTCGGTGAAGTCCAACCGTGTGTCGAAAAATCCCCGGCTGGAGATGATGCCATCACAAAAAACGTCCGATCGCTTCCAGTCGAGCTGGTTAGAGTCAGCTATTTGCCGGAAGACCTTGGTCAGGGTCTCAGCCGTCTCCACTGGGGCACCGGAGCGAGGTTGGAACGATATATCCGTCCGATTCTGTATCTGCTCTCCCATCACGTTGCCGATGGTGCTCAGAATCTTGTTTATAGTCAGCGCAGGACGTCTGGCCTTCGCAAGCATAATCTTGTCGAGGGGGTTCCATTGGTTACCAGCGAAAAAGTCATTACATCTGTCGGCCTTCCTAACAAAATCAGCATGGCCCATGTCTCGGACCTGTTGATAGCGCGTCCATTGCCGAAGCGCGGTATCGACTTCCTGTTGTACGGTCATTATTTTACTCCGGCTTATGCAGTCATGTGGCTGGTACCCGTGCGGTCCAGCTCATTCAGCTTGTCCTTCCAACTTTTAAGGTGTTTTGGCTTAGCCTTCTTCGGGGGTGCTGACCCAACCGCAAGTGTCGTAGCCCACGCCAACGCGTCAACAATATCATCGTGCGCACCAGCGGGGAAGCGAAGCAGTTCTTTCTTGACTATCGGCAGCCAAGCCGCCCCTGTTGGGAAGAACACTCTCCCTTGCTGCATACGTCCCTGTAACGGGCGGGCGCGAGCCATCTTATCTGTCAGCGGCTGCAGCACAGAGTACGGCGGATACTGTCTCCGCTCCTCCATGCGCTTCGCCAGCAGCGGCTTGATACTCTTCCAGATCTGCCCGTCCTCAAACCCGATCGACAGCGTCGCAGTCGGTTCCGACCCCCAGCGGCTGGCCGCGTCGAGAATCTCCTCTACAATCGTGAAACTGTCCTCCTTGAACCGGGTCACCTCCACGCAGTGCAGGTAATCATTCTCGTCCTGTATGAGCGTGACCCCGACGGTGAAGTCGTTCTGCTGCTTCTCGCCAATCGCGAAGTCCCACGCCTGAAACACCTTCCTCCCATAATGGG